CTAAGTTCCGCAGTAACTTCCAGTCGGCTTTCGCTAACTTTCTTGTCCCATGCTGACTCTATTTCCGCTCTAATCTCTTTTGATATTGCTTCGTTCTCAAAAAGTGATTTTAGTGCATCTAACATTATTTTCTCCTTATGTTATTGGAGTTTGTTAATTATGTTAATTAACGAATCCTTTAAATAATTTTGTGCCTCGTTGTCTTTTGCCATGTTTAAAGCCTTATATCCACCTCTAGTATTCAATAATTGCTCATAAATGGGAGTTGGATAGGCTCCCGGAGCACTTGGTTGAGCTACGATATCAACTGTAATGATTTCAAAATCTTTAACTTCACCTGAACCATAAGGTCCCATGCCGTCTTCTTGAACATTACCACTACCACGCGATGAGACTCCTAATTTAACTCCGCTGTTAAGCATTGTTTCAACTAGTTTCCCCATCGGCGTAGGTAATACTTTTAGTTTTCCGTATCCGTTAGGTCCGTCCATCCACATACTTGATAACATATGGGACACACGGTCCAAATTTATTGTAAGACCTTCAGGATGATCAACTTCACCTAGAACTGAATAACCACCTTCTATTTGATCGTTGAGTGTACTGACAGCCCGTTGGATTTCACTAACAGGATATACCCGTTGGTTAGCGTTTTTAACGCCACCTTGGATACAAATGCCCTTCATGTATAAGGACTTCCCGCTCTTTTCATCTTTGGACTCAACGACAATCTTAGCTTGGTCGAAGGTCAGTGTCTCACGTAAAGATATCATCTATACTATGTCCTACTTGTCTTATTATTATTAACTGCCAATAGCTGATTTCTTAGCAGAACCATCAGTTCCGTCAGCTTTGTTGGCCTTTGCTGGTTTTAATTTAGAGCCTGCACTAGAACCTGGTGTGTTTATATTTCCACCAGATAAGTCACCTGCTTTAGGTGCCTTACTACCTGAGTCTTCTTTAGTAGAAGTACTTGGCGCTGATGCTGTTGCTGTTGAACCTTTACCACCGTCTGCATTAACTGGAGATTTGCTATTATCAGTACCATCTGTATTAGATGCTGTTACTTTATTAACATATTCTCTCATTTGCTCTCTAGGTGATTGAGTTGCTGTAGCTTTTGCTTCAACTGTTTTACTTTCTACTTTAGGTAGTCCTATTTCTTGCTCTTTGCCTGCAAGTTCGGAAGTAGCTTCTGCTTCTCCCTCTGCATCGTCGTCGCCTTCTGCGTCATCACCAGCTTCGTCGTCTGCTGGAGCTTCTGCATCATCGCCACCATCTGACATCATTGCGTCAAATTCAGCTTTTAGCTCATCGATTGCATCTTCTAAGTCAACTACACGATCTTCTAGGTCTTCTTCACCTGAAGGCGCTTCGTCGCCATTATCTTTGTCACCGTCTACTTCAATATCACCGACCATGTCGTCTGTTGCGTCACCGCCAATACCTATTTCTGAAGTTGGTGTTGTTGCTACTTCTGGAGCCGGTTGTTCAACTGGCTGTATGTCAACAAGTGTTTCTTTAGTTACTTCGTCTTTTTTATCATCTTCTTTAGCAACTTCTTCAACTTTTTCTTCCTTGTCGTCTTCTTTTGTAGCTTCTTTTGTATCTTCATCAGCTTCTGCTTTGTCATCTTCTTTTTTATCTTCAGATGTTACAGCTTCAGCTGTTTTTTCGTCCTTACTAGCCTCTGGTGTCTCAATTTCTTTAAGATCATCTTCCAAAAGGTCTTCGTAAATGCTTCTTGATTTTTCTACCACTATTTCGTGGAATAGATCATCCGCGCCTGTTCTGTCATCAGCAACTAGTTTTTCAAGCATTTGCTCAAATTTACTAGGGCCTTCCACAGCTTCAGCTTTTACAGATGTATTTTCTTTTTTATCTGACATTTTTTTCTCCTGTTAAGTGTATTCTAGACTGTCCGTCCATTTATTTACACAAAATCGTTATTTTTTAGTCGAAACAGGCCCAACAGGCCCTTTTTTGAACAAAAATTATAGATTGTATCTTTGTTTGAATTCAGAAACTTTTAATTCATGATAATTTGTAAATTTCTTAAGATCTACAGCCTTAAATGTAGGATCTGACCGATCGGCAACCACACGAATATAAGTTTTCGCGGCATTTTTTTGTAAGATGATACAACTTTGTCGATTCCAATTACCATGGTAGGTTGCTACATCAGAACTTTTTTTATAATTTTTAGAATCTGAATACAAATTATTATGTTTACCTTCAGGTGTACCCATGAAGTCAAAGCCTAAAATGTAGATAAGGTTGTGTCTATGTAGACTAGCCAAGTGTAAAGCAGTAGGACCAGAGCTCCAACCTAAACTAGGTTCAAAGAAATTTAAGTGTTGAAACTTTTTATATGATCTATTGGGGTTTGTCCATACTGGAGTTTTATTAGGAATGTTATTTTCAACTAGTTCAAAGACCATTTTAGAGTCTACTGCAACAATATGGTCACATAAGCCAGGATAATCTCTATATATGGCATTACAGCCGTATATTTTACCTTTATTTTTTAATGGTTCTAGTGGAATTACTTTTCTACTGATACCATTGCCCAATACAAAAGCAACGGACATAGATTACATCTCTGGTTGATTAGCGGCGCCGTACATATTTCTTACAAGTTCTAACTCTTTCATTTGTTCTTCTTTATGAAACTCTCCGGCTTTTCTTGCTCTGTTAATTTGACGTAAAGAAAGTCTAGTTTTTCTAGTGTCTTCAATGCCCATTACAGACTCATCACTTCCTACCTCGTAGCTTTTGTTGTCTACAGGTTGCATAGTGTCTTTATCAAAATAAAATAACTCTCGTAATATCATTGTATCAATATTTATGCGCCAGGCGTCGGAGTTCCGCCAGGTGGTGTTACTGGTGCTCCACCTTGTTGAGGTGTTGGAGAAGCGCCTCCTTCAGGTGCTGGTTCTTCAGCCTCTGCTTCTGCTCCTGCTAAATCCTGTTCTATACCTGCTGTACTAATTCCTTGTGTTCTTAATTCACCTGCCGCAGATGTTGGTTTAATTTGTGCGTCTAATTCATTTTCTTCACGCCATAATCTTTCATTTTCAGCCATTTCTTCTGGCGTTAAACCTAAAAATCTTGCTAAAGCATATCTTTTAGATATAAAAGGAATACTTGCTAACTGAGAATACGTTGCTATTCTACTATTATCTACTTCTGCTTGTCTATAACTTGCAAAATTTATAGGATTTTGAAATTTAATATCAAACATAGCAATATCTATGTTAACACCTTTTTCTAATAGATATTTTTTAAATTCTTGATTAAAATCTTCAGCAAGTAAGTTTTGTAGTCTTTCACAGTACTTGTTAAATCTTAATTCTTGAATATATGCTGTTCCTACTCTGCCATCGTTGTGTTGTGCTTGACTATCGTCAGGACCTGTTGGCAAATATGAGCTAGGAATACGTAAACCTCTTACAAGTTTGTTTGTAAAGTATTTTAAATCGTCTATTTCACCTAAATTAGTTCCACCTGGTAGTGTTTCTACTTTAGATCCTCTTCCTTCTGCTGTTTGTGGGAAGAAATAATCCTCATTTATCGATAAAGGATTGTATGCACTATCAATGACGTTCTGCCCGCCACCTGTTGCTGATGGAATTCTTCGTTGATGAATTTCAGTCTTAACTCTTTCAACGAATTGCATTGCAAGGTGACTTGGCATATTACCTACGTCAATATAGAATACCCGTCTTTCCGGTGCTCTCTGTACTCTATAAATTATAATTGCATCTTCTAGTAATTCTTTTTGTTTATAAACTTTAAAAATTGATTCAAGTAAGCTATTTCCAAATGGAAAGTTATTATCTAAACCTTCACTTAATGATAAGTGTAACATATGTTCGGCACCTACAGCAATTTCTCTTTGTCCATGAGCAAATCTTGTTCCTGGAGAGTCTTGGAAGTTTGCTCCTACCATTCCTCTAACGCCACCTGTTAAGTATCCACTACCTCCCCCAGTAATATTTCCTGTAGTTTGAAAAGGTGTAGTAGCAACTAAATGTTTAAAATTAAAATTAATGTCTCTAACAATATATTGTTCTGGTTCTTTACCTGTACTTTCATTTACAATTACTTTACTAACTTTTGCTGGGTCAACGTGAAACAATTTTTTAGTTTCAGGGTCTCTAAGAAAAAATGCATCACCGTATTTGAATACATTTCTTAATATTTTAAACATTCTTTTGTTAAAGTTGTTTAATTTACACCATTGTTGTAAGTATTGTTTTATAATTTGAATTTCTGTGCTAGTTGCTTTTTGTTTAAAGTGAAATATAAAAGGAACGTCATTAGATTTGTTTAATTGTGAACAAAATTCTGCTAAAATATCTAAAGCCGCATTAACTTCAGAATCAAGATCCATTACATTATATTGACCGTATCTTTCAATTCTATTAGGTGCACCACTATAAACATCAGGTAAAAAAGATGAATAATTAGTTTTTGCTGGACCAGTAGGCATACCTGAAGAACTACCAACGGGACTCATTTGTCCTGTTTGTGAATTTCTAACCGGTACTTGCGTAAAATATTTTTTCCAACTCATATGATTATACTATTTTCATTAAATTGCCTTCAAAATCTTTCTTAGAAGTAATTCTAGCATACTTCGTATTGTCTGTCAATACCATTAAGATCTCATTCATAGTACTATTTAACGAATCTAGCTTATCTCCTGTAACCTTCCCGGTGCCTGCTGTTGTAGTTCCAAGATTTTTCTGGACTTCCAAAGTTTGCTTATTCAGGTCCGTTAAGTTTTTAGTATACTCTATAAGTGGAGCTGTGTCAAGTCCTTTTGTCGCGTCTTCTATGGAAGATGCAAAGGTAGCCATATTGCTTGAAAATTTTCCAAAATTGGCATTAAAATCTGTATTAGATAATACTTTAATACTCTCTACTAGCGAATTAAATTTGTTATGATCAACACTTACAACTTTTTCTAAACTTTCAGCTACTACTCCTAAACCTTTTCCAGCTAAAAACAAACCTGCACCTAAACCAGCACCAACTAATGCCATTATTCCTCCAAGAATAGCTCCACCTTTAAGTGCCGCTACACCACCAACACCACCAGCGACTTTACTCGCCGCCTTCATCTTGCCGGCACCACCTAAGAAAGGTATTTTACTGATTAATCCAAACGAAGCTCTTAAGGCAATTGACGCCAATTTTAATGATCCTAAGGCAACAGTTACTCCAATAATTCCAGCCGCCAATGCACCTAATGATGATTCTCCTCTAGTAAGTTTTTCTAAACCAGACGCCATTGCGTCAATGGCTTTTGTTGCCCATCTTATCGGTCCTTCTAATAAACTCAATAAAGCATTCGCTAATCTTTGGAATGAACCTTGCAAACCTTGTACAGACTTTGCATTTTCTTCCATCTGTATCTGTTGTTCTTGTTGTGCAGTAGTTAATCCAACACCAAATTGAGTATACTTACGCATTGCCGTTATTGATGACAAAATTGTATTGCCTTGTTGTGCTAAGATAGGTGTTAATCTTAATTCTTCATCACCTCGTGCCATTGCCAATCGAGCTGTTTGTCTTATTGCGGCGGCAAATTCTTCAACTCCTATTTCACCATCTCTAGCTCTTTTAGCCATACCTTGTAATGAAGGATTTAATAACACTAAAGATTTACCAAATTCGCCTAATGGTAAACCACCTGTAGCAATTAAGTCTTGCATACCTTTCTTCATGTCGGTGTCTTCGATTCCTTCTAATGCACCTATTATGCCTCTAAGGTTTTCATTTGCTCCTGCCTCTAAGGCTTGGAATATACCAGCGATAGATTTATCTGCCATTGTATCTTTTAAAGACCTGGCTATTTCATCTCTTTGTTTACCAGTTATTCTAGATAATTGATCTAATTGAAGAATATACCTTTCGGCACCACCTTGTAATTCTCTGTTTGTTTTTCCTTGAGTGTGACCTAATCTTACTTGAATATCTAAATAATCCGCCAAATATTCTATTTGTTCTTCGAATCGAATACCTAATCTATTCATGATTGGACCAAAATCTTTTTGAAGGTCTCCACTAATTTTAGAAAATCTTTGTGTACCTATTAAAGCATTACCACCAAATAATGCAAGTGTATTTGCCGCACCGTGAACTGCATTTTGGAACATCTCTAAACTTACACCGGCATCTATTGCCATTTTTCTATATCCAAACAATCCTCCAGCGAATTGTACCCCTGCTTCAGATAAATTACGGAATGTTTCTATTTGTTTATGAATTTCTATAGTTAATTGATTAAATGCTTGACCTAAAGTTCTACCTAAAACACCTAGACTACTCGTTGCTGATTCAACTATGTGTCCAAAAGAATCTACTTGGGTTCTTGAATCTAATATGCTTGAACCAAATGCTTTTACAACTTGAATTGTAGTTGAGTGTCTACGCCCATAAAACTCTAGTATAGCATTTACTTTGTCAGTACCTTCAAGAGTCTTTAGTTGTTTTTTAAATTTTTTATCTTCTTGCGAAATGCTTCTTTCTCTCGCTTTATTTTCTTTTTGTATGTTGGCTAATGTGGCATTGGCACCACCTGTTGGCAGTTTAGATACGGATTCTATACGGATATCTTTACTAGATGTGGATAAACCAGCCTCTACTAAATCCTGACCTCTTATTATAAATCCTTCTGCCATTATTAAAACCCTAGTTAATTGCTCTCATAAATATATGCGTATATTACCTTATATCAATATATAGAGTAATATTTATACGGAGAAACTATGCCAAAAAAAACAACAAGTGCTAAATCTAATCCTTTAGAAAAGTATTTTAGACAACCTAAAATTTATCTAAAATTACCTAGTGGAGGTACATTTTATCCCGAAGGAGCATTAGATTTACCTGAAAACGGTGAAGTACCTGTATATCCAATGACAGCAAAAGATGAGCTCACATTCAAAACGCCTGATGCATTAATTAATGGTCAAGCTACAGTTGAAGTTATTAAGAGTTGTGTACCTAATATTAAAGATCCATGGCAAATGCCAAGTATTGATATGGATGCACTTTTAATAGGAATTAGATTAGCAACATATGGTGAACAAATGACTCTTAGTGTTAAAGTTCCTGTTACAGGAGCTGATAGAGATATGGAAGTTGATTTAAGAGTTTTACTTGATAAACTTATTGTAGCAAAATATGACGATACACTTTTTCATGATAACATGGAAATAAAAGTAAAACCTTTATCTTATTCAGAGTATACTAAAAATTCTCTTAAAACTTTTGAAGAACAAAAAATCTATAGTTTAGTAAATGATAAAACTATACCAGACGAAGAAAAAATGGATATGTTTAGCAAGAGTTTTATTAGACTAACACAATTAACTGTCGATATGGTTGCAGGAAGTATTATTAGTATTAAAGTTGATGGGGAAACTGTTACTGATTCTAAAATGATTAATGAATTCATTAATAAAGCAGAAAAAGAATTTTATCAATCAGTTTTAGATCACATTACAAAACAACGTGATGAATTTGCCATTAAACCTTTTACAGCTACAACAACTGAAGACGAACAGGCTAAAGGTGCACCTAAAGAATTTGACGTTCCAGTAACTTTTGATAGTTCAAATTTTTTCGCATAAGGATCTTGACAAAAACTCTCCCTGAAATTTTGCAGGAGGTGAAGGTCCTAGATAATGAGAGCAAACAGCTTAAAGCAGATATCATGAGATTAGCTTGGTATATGCGAGGCGGAATCACATTGGATGAAGCATTTAATACAACCTTCGAAGATCGCCAAATAATGTCAACAATAGTTAAAGAAAACCTTGATACAACTAAAAAATCAGGATTACCGTTCTTTTAATCCACAAATTTGATACCTAAAACATTATATGAATACTTAATTCCGTGAGGACACCGTTCTAAATATGCCTGTAATGGAAATTTACACACAAATTAACAAGCCCGACTGGGTGCATCAAAATGACACTTGGTTGCCTTGCTTAAAGTCCACGACAGTGGACCACAAAGAAGCAAAAAAACAAACCTTGTTAATAACTCACATCAAAGCTATAGAGCACTACAAGTATTCCCTTGAGCCATTGTTCGATCAAAAGGTCATATGCGTAGGTTCTAAAACTTACGATAGACTTCATGAGATGGGATTCAAACATATAGACTGGCGCCCCCGCGCCGAAGAAATTCGGATCGTGTCGCGAGACACAGGAGATATTACATGGTTAAGGG